GGGTAGGGGGGGGCTTTCTCCCCCGTAAGGGGGAGGAAGTAATACAGGTGAAGCGTGACAGTGGGCGTGACGTGTCACGGTCAACGATGTCACGGGGCGTGACACAAGAGCGTGACATCCGAAGCGTGACCATCGCGGCTTCCGCCGCTCTGGAGGACGAGCGCGAGACCGCGCTGGCTCGCGCGTTTCGGTTCTTCCGCGACAACCCGGACGAGATGCTGACGCGCCCGGACATCCAGGTGAAGTTCGGCTGCGGCTACGAGCACGCCAAGCACATCGCCCGCCGGCTGATCCAGGAGGGCGTGCCGCGTGCGCAGCTGCCTCGCAGCCCCAGGCCGTCGCAGGCCAAGGCCGTGCCAAAGCCGCCGTCCGTCTTCCCGGACAACCTGGAGCCCAAGCAACGCCGCGTCCTGCTGGCCTTCATCGAGACGCAGGGAACCGTCCGCGAAGCCGCTGCAGCCGCTGGCGTGGCCTTCCACACCGCCGAGACCTACCTGCGCGATGCCAGGCGCAAGGCGGGCGTCAACACCACCGCGGCCCTGGTCGATCTGTACCGGGCTGCAACGCAGAGGAGCGCAGCATGAGCACCGTCCTGACCCGCACCGATCCCGCGCGCCCGCGCGCGCTTTCCGAGGGCCGGTGCGCCGGCTGCATGGAGGGGCAGGGACGCGTCTGCGCGTGCCGTGGTGAGGCGAAGAGCCGGCATCGCAGCTGGTGCATCAGCCAGGCGGAGTTCTGGCGGCTGTACTTGGCGCTGGTGGTGGGCGTGGTCGGGGCGCTGGTGTGGTGGGGGCTGTCGTGATCCGGCTGACGCTCCCTTACCCGATCAGCGCGAACCGCTACTGGGCCTCGCGCGTGGCCAAGGTCAACGGCAAGCCCATGCCGCTCACCTACGTCACGACCGAGGCCAAGGACTACCGCAAGACCGTGGCCGGCCTGTGCTTCGCTGCCGGCATCTCGCGGCCCATCGCTGGCCGTGTCGCCGTCACGCTGCAGCTCTACCCGCACCGGCCGCTGGACTGGCAGAAGCGCCAGCGCCAGCACGGCGCGGCGTGGGACGACACGGTGCAGTGCATCGACCTGACCAACGCCGAGAAGGTGCTGATGGACGCGCTCAACGGCCTGGCCTTCGAGGACGACAAGCGCGTGTTCCGCTACCAGGCCGAGCGCATGGAGCCCGACGAGCACGGCGCCCGGGTCGTCATCACCATCACGCCGCTGCAGACCAGCCAGCCCACGCAGGCCGCGCTGCTGCCAGAGGCCGAAGAGGAGGCCGCGTTTTGACCTGCCCCGCCTGCACCGAAGCCGCGACGACCGAGTCGCACCAGTTCGCCAACGGCTGCAAGGGCTGCGTCGCCCGCGGCCTGGCCCGCATCTTCCTGCGCAAGGGTGAGCGCGGCCGCAAGCTGCGCATGGCCGCAGAGCAAGCCGGCGTCACCGTCGACGAGGTGCACCACGCCTGGCGCAGGGACCGCGCAAACCCGGAGGCAAAGCTTTGACCGCCCCACGCGAGCACGCCGCCTTCCCGGCCAACCTCACCCCAGCCGAGCGCCGCGCCGTGCAGGCCGTCATCGAACACGGCGAGGACAAGCGCGCAGCCAATGCCCTTGGCGTTTCCGTCTCCACCCTGCGCAGCCAGACCCATGCCGCACGCGCCAAGGCCGGCGTGTCCTGCACCGTGCGGCTGGTGGTGCTTTTCATGGAGGCCCAGCGTTGAACCCCTTCCTCTCCGATAACCGCTGGGGCGTGGACTGGGTGCGCGTGATCGCCAACCTGCAGGCCACCGGCCTGTCGCGCGCCGGCATCGCTGAGCGATGCTTCGTGGCGAAGGGCAGCATCGACGCCTACGGCAGCGAGGACATGCGCCAGCGGCCCGAACACAGCACCGGCGAGCGGCTGATCGCGCTGTGGTGCGAGACGCTGGGTTACGAGCGCGACGCGTTGCCCATGCACCGGCGGGGCATCTCGGTGTCGGAGATGCTGCGCTCATCACGCTAGGCACGCCGGGATTCCGGCCGCCCCCCACCGAGACATTGCGCGGGTCCAAGACCCGCCGCAGCCACCGCCGCTGCGGCTCCAGCCAGGAGCGCCAGCATGTCCCGAGCCAAAGCCACCCAAGTCCCCGGCGCCGCTGCCGCAGCCACCGCCGCTGCGCCCATCCCAGAGAGCAAGCCCGAGGTCGACGTGGCCGGCCTGCCCAACGCCGTCGACGTGGACGCCCGCGCGCTGCGCGGCCCGGTGCTGACCCGTCAGGGCTGGGTGACACCCGACGAGGCCTGGCAGAAGGCGAACCCCGCCGAGTTCCAGAAGCTGCTGCAGGGCTGACCCGACCATGTGCACGCCCAAGCTCATGGGCATCGCGGCGCCCATCACCAAGGTGAACCCGACGCTGGGAACCCTGTTCACCGGCATTCGGCCGGGCACGAATCTGGGTGGCATCGCGCTGGACCCGCTGAACCTGTCCGGCGCCTTCGGCAAGAAGGAGTCCGCGCCTGCGCCGCCTGACCCGGCGACCGAGCGCGCGACAGCCGAGGCCGAGGCAGCCCAGCGCGCCAACACGCAGCTGGCGCTCAACAACAAGCGCCGCCGCGAGCAGCAGAGCCTCATGAGCAAGGGCGCGCCCACCACGGCCGCGCCGACCTTCAGCTTCGGCGATAGCGCAGCCACCGACCCGACCGCCAACACGCTGAGCGCCACCGGCTTGACCACGCGCAACACGACGGCCAAGCGCGCATCGCTGATGTCCAGCGGCGCACCGACGGCGCCGGCCGGCGGAAGCTATGGCGGTGGTGGCGGCCGCTCGCAGTACCAGGTGGCACTCCAGTGAGAGACAGCACCGCATCCCTGTTGATCCGCCGCCTGGGCATGATGAAGGCCGAGCGGACCAAACACGAGCACATTTGGCGCGCCTGCATCGAGGTCTGCTACCCCGAACTGGCCGAAGGCCTGAACGGTGACCAGGTCGACGCCAGCACGGCGCAGACCAAGAAGGCCGAGCAGATGGACAGCACCGCGACGGACTCGGTGCGCATGCTGGCCAGCCAGGTCATGGGCGGCATGACGCCGGCCAATGCGGTCTGGCCCGCCTTCGACGTGGGTGACGAGACCGACGAGGAGCAGCGCTGGCTGGACCATGCCGGTGAGCGCGTGTGGGAAGGCATCCACGGCGCCAACTACGACGCGGCCAAGTTCGAGGCGCTGCTGTTCGTCATGTGCGCCGGCTGGATGGTGCTGTTCATCGACGAGGACGGCGACGCCCTCACGTTCCAGCAGTTCCCCATCGGCCAGTGCTACCTGGCCGCGAGCCGGCCTGGCGGGCGCATCGACACGCTGTTCCGCTGCTTCAAGCTGACCGCCGAGCAGGCCGTGGCGACCTATGGCGACAAGCTCAGCGCCAAGGTGCATGACGACGCCCGGCAGAAGCCGGACACGATGCACGAGTTCCTGCACGCGGTCTACCCGCGCACCGAGTACACGCCGGGCAGCAAGCTGCCGCGCAACCTGCCGTTCGCGTCGTGCCACGTCGAGATCAGCACCAAGCAGCTGGTGCGCGAGAGCGGCTACCACGAGCAGCCCTTCGTAGCGCCGCGCTGGACGCAGATCCCGGGCAGCCCCTACGCAACGGGCCCGATGTCGGCGGCCCTTCCGACCGTGCGCCGCCTGAACGAGCTGCTGAAGCTGGAGACGGTGGCGCTGGCCCGTGCTGCTGCTGGCGTCTACGTGGCCGCCGACGATGGCGTGCTGAACCCCCGCACGGTGCGTGTGCGCGGCGGCACGGTCATCGTCGCCAACGACGTCAACAGCATCAAGGAACTGCCGACCGGCGCGAACTTCAACGTCACCTTCACGAAGGCCGACGAGATGCGCGCCGAGATCCGCCGCGTGCTGATGGCTGACCAGCTGCAGCCGCAGGACGGCCCGGCGATGACGGCCACCGAGGTGCATGTGCGCGTGGCGCTGATTCGCCAGTTGCTGGGCCCGCTGTATGGCCGCTTCCAGGCCGAGGACCTGGCGCCCACCGTCGAGCGCGTCTTCGGCCTGATGTACCGCCGCGGTCGCCCTGAGCTGGGCGGCAGGCCTGGCCCGGTGGACATCGACGACATGCCCGAGTCGCTGACGAACACCAAGTACCGCGTGCGCTTCGACAACCCGCTGGCCCGCGCGCAGCGGCTGGAGGAGGTCACGGCCATCGAGCGCACGGTGGTGCTGGCCGGCACGATGGCCCAGCAGGGCAAGCCCGAGGTGCTGGACCTGATCGACGGCGACGAAAGCCTGCGCCTGGCCGCCAAGGGCCTGGGCGCACCGGCCGCGATGTTGCGCGACGAGAAGGCGCTGGCCGTCTTCCGCAAGCAGCGCGAGCAGGCCCAAGACGACGCGGCCGACGCCGAGCAGGCCCAACAAGTTCAAACCATGGCCGTGGAGGCTGCGCTGAAGCAGCCGGCGGCGGCGTAGGAGCACAACATGTCGATGACGATTTCGGGGCCGCCGTGGAATGTGACCATCCCGCCTGCGGTGTCAGGGGGTGGGAACAATGTGAAGCTCCCCAAGTGGCGCCGCGCGCTGGCCAAGGTCAGGGCAGGGACTGCTAACGCCAACCTGATGGCACTCGGCGACAGCACGACTGCCGGCTCCTTTGCCACCGGCAACGGGTATGTCGCAAGCGCCCGGTCGATGAGCTACCCAACGCAGTTGGCCGCCCTGATGGCGACGGCGACGGGGCTGCCGATCAATCTGAACACCTTCGCGGGTTCCAACGCCGGCAGCTCAGACTTTCTGGCCTACGACCCCCGCTGGACATCTCTCGGCACGAACTGGACGGTAGGAGCGATCCCGAGTTTTGGCGGGTCACTGATCGGCAACAACAACGCTGGCAACTACACGACTGCCAAGTTTCAGACCAGCGGCATCACCGACACGGTCGACATCTGGTATCTCCAGAACACCAGCTACGGCACCTTCACTGTGTCTATCGACGGCGGGCAGTCCACCAGCGCCAACATCGTTGCGGCCGGCGCGATCAGCATGCAGAAGGTGACCAAGACCTTCACGCGCGGCAGCAACCACGTCCTTGAGTTCAACAAGGTGGCTGACGGCAACGTCTTCATCGCTGGCTTCTGCGCCTATGACTCTCAGGTCAAGTCGGTGAACATCTTCAACGGCGGCTACCCTGGCAAGAAGGCCAGCGACTTCGTCGCAAACACCAACGTGTGGGACCCGCTGCCGATGCTTGGCACGTTCGCGCCAGACCTGACGCTGTTGAACATCAACATCAACGATTGGATCGCCGGCACCGCAGCGGCGACGTTCACGTCTCAGATGCAGACCATCATCACGCAGGCCCAGTTGTCGGGCGACGTGCTGCTGCAGACCGGCATGCCGAGCAAGATCACCAGCGCCACGCAGGCGGCGCAGGATGCCATCACCGTGGCGACGCGGCTGCTTGCTCAGCCGCTCAACATCCCTGTGGTCGATGTGTCGTCGGCCTGGTGCGACTACACCACGGCGGTGGCCAGCGGCTACTTCTTGCCGGCCAATGACGTTGTCCACCCGGGCGCCGCAGGCTACGCCAACGCGGCCCTGCTGATCTCGCAGGTCATCAGCGCCTGACTCAGATGCGCGGCTGCAGGCAATCGTCGGCGTGCCCGAAGTACGCACCGCCAGCGCAGCACCTCGTCAAGAGGTTGCGGGCTTCCGTCAGCCGCTTGTCGGCGGCAGCCGTGTTGTCTGGTGTGGGCTCCGCTGCCGCGCGCGCTGCGGCGCTGACCCAGGCCTCAAGCGTCTCGAATTGCTTGTTCGTGAACATGTCTCTTCTCCCTGGCCCACGTTCTAGGGGCCTTGGCGAAATGTTACATGTTTCCAGCTGACCTGATTCCCATCCCCTGCCGGTACATATGGCCACCCCACAGCAGTATTTCAACGCCCTGGCCCTGACCCCCGACGGCCAGGCGGTGCTCGACGAGCTGATGGACGAGTTCGGCGGCACGCTGTGGGCCGCTACCGACGGCGATCGCGCCCGCAACATCGGCCGCCGCGAGGTGCTGGAGCACATCCAGGCCATGCTCGCCCAGGCCGAGCCCATCCCCCGCCCACGCTGACACCGCGCGGCTACGCATCGAGCAGCCGGCCCGATGCCGCCGCCCAGCACCAGGCCGGCGAAGGATGAACGATGCATGTCCGCAACTTCCACCGATCGCGCCGCCTCTTCGACGAGCTGGCCACTGATGGCGGGCAGCCTGGCGGCGCTGCGGCGCCTGCTGCTGCCGCTCCGGCGGCCGACGCCACCGCAGCACCCGCACCTGCTGCCAGCGCTCCTGCACCAGGCCCAGCACCTGCGGTCAGTGCACCAGCTGCACCAGCTCCGCAGCCTGGCAGCCTCATGGCTCGCGGCGCCGCAGCTGCGCCTGCTGGACCTGCACCTGCAGGCAGCCCTGCACCGGCTGAGCCTGCGGCCACCATCCCCGAAAAGTACATCGTCAAGAACGAAGACGGGACGACGAACCATGAAGCGACGGCGCTGAAGGTCGCGCAGGCCCACTCGGCGCTGGAGAAGCGCATGGGCGCGGGCGAGGCGCCCCCGCAGACGCCCGATGGCTACGCGCCCGAGCTGCCGCAGGGCATCACCATGGACCAGCTGAAGGCTGACCCCATGTTCGCCGGCTTCCTGAAGGGCGCACACGCGGTGGGCCTCAACAACCGGCAGGTGTCCTACCTGCTGGGCGAGTTTCAGCAGCGCGTGCAGCTCATCACCGACCAGGCGCGCGACCCTGCGGTGGCCGAGGCCGAGCTGGGCAAGGTGTGGACGACGCCGCAGGCCATGGAGCGTGGCCTGACCAACTGCTACCGCGGCGCGCAGGCCTTCGCCGAGGACGCCGACCACGCCAAGCGCCTGGACGAGAAGTTCGGCAGCGACCCGGACTTCATCCGCCTGATGGCCAAGGTCGGCGCCGAACTCGGCGAGGACCGGCTACCGAACGGCGGGCTCACCACACTGGAGACCGACACGCTGGAGAGCCTGCGCCGCAGCGAGGCCTATCGCGACGCCAAGCACCCCGACCACGCGGCCACCGTCGCCAAGGTCTCGTCGCTGTATCGCAAGCTGCACCCGGAGTAAGCCGGGATTCCGGCCGGGGCTGGGGCAGACATTGCCGCCAGTCCCGCCCGGCATGGCAGCCGGATACCGGGCCACAACAGCCCGGCAGCTCGTCAAACGCCAAACGAAGCAGTCGACATCGCGGCCCGAAAGGACACCCGCACCAGGGGCGTGACTCCACCAAGGAATCACCATGTCCACCTCTCCGACCATCACGACTGCATTCAAGCAGCAGTTCCACGACGGCTTCATGGACGCGCTGCAGCAGCGCGACAGCCGCTTTCAGGCCGCCGTTACCGACCGCGGCATGATCGAGGGCTCCAGCTTCACGACCAACAACATCGGTCTGGTCGAAGCCCGCGAAGTCACCGGCCGCTACCAGGACAAGACCGCGCAGGACGTCGCGCACGAAACGCGCATCGCCTACATGGCCGACTACGACATCGGCCCCATCGTGGTCGACACGTTCGACTTGGCCAAGCTGGTCGCCGACCCGACCTACAAGTACCAGGCGCTGCTGATCGCTGCCGCGAACCGCCGCAAGGACAAGACGATCTACCGCGCGGTGCTGGACGGTTCGCTGACCCGCACGAGCGAGGGTGGCACCGTCACGTCGACGGCCATCCCGTCGGGCCAGCAGATCGCAGCCGGCGGCACGGGCTTCACCAAGGCCAAGATCCTGCAGGCCAAGTCGCTGTTCCGCATCAACGAGGCGGACGAGTTCAACGACGAAGAGCTGTTCATGGCCTACGACGGCGTGATGCTGCGCCAGCTGCTCAGCGACACCACGCTGACCAGCGCCGACTTCATGGCCGTGAAGATGCTGCAGGAGGGCAAGCTGGCCGACCGCTGGTGTGGCTTCAAGTGGCTGCCCTACAACGCGCTGGATGTGCCCGCGGGCAACACCTCGCGCACGGCGGCCTGGGCCAAGAGCGGCATCCAGTTCGGCACCGGCATCAACGTGGTCACCTCGATCCGCAAGAACGAGGACAAGCGCGGCCACCCGACCGAGGCCTATGCCTACATGTCGCTGGGCGCCACCCGCCAGGACGAGAAGAAGGTCGTTCAGATCGACTTCGCCAACAACGTCTAAGCCCAGCGGCCACGACACCTCACAGGAGAAATCATCATGGCTGAATTCGACTCCCGCCAGATCACGGCCCGCGCCGCGACGCCCCCGGTCAAGGTCAACAACTACGACCAGGGCCAGGTGAACGTGCTCATCGCCACCACGCCGGCTACAGCCGCCTGGGCGCAGAACGACACCTTCGAGATCGGCACGATTCCGAAGGGTGCACGCATCCTCCGCTCGGGCAAGGTCTACCACGGCGCCTTCGGTGCCTCGGTGACCATGGACGTCGGCATGCGCAAGGCCAGCGACGGCACGGTGGTTGACGCCGACGGCATTGCCGCCGCCCTCAACGTGGCGGCCGCTGGCGTCAAGGACCTGAACGGCGGCTCGGCCCTGGCCGGCGTGACGGTGGCGAACATCGTCGCCACCGAGGACTGGGTGCTCTACGCCACACTGGCCGGCGCCAACCCGACCGACGACATCCAGGCGGAGTTCGAGATCCACTGGGTCGGCCCGACCGCCTGACGGCCGCAACCCGCCGGCCCACCCCGGCCGGCAACACCCGAACGGGGGCCATTGCGCCCCCGTTTCTTTTGGAGCTGTCACATGGCCACCGCGGTATCGATCTGCAGCAATGCCCTGTTGATGCTGGGCGACAAGCCCATCAACAGCCTGGAGGAGGGCAGCGATCGCGCGCGCCTGGCCGCCAACCTCTGGCCCGACCTGCGCGACTTCGTGCTGCGCAGCCACCCGTGGAACTGCGCGGTCAAGCGGGTGACGCTGAACCCGCAGTCCACGCCGCCCGACTTCGATTTCGAGTACTCCTTCCTGATGCCGGGCGACTGGCTGCGCACGCTGCAGGTCGGCCAGCGCGGTGAGCGCCCGGAGTACCAGATCGAGGGGAAGACCATCCTCATGCACGAGTCGGTTTGCCGGCTGCGCTACATCTGGCGCAACGACAACCCGGCGACCTGGGACAGCATGCTGGTGCACGCCATGACCATGGTGATGAAGGCCGTGTTCGCCTACCCCATCACCCAGGCCGGCAGCATCGAGCAGCTGGCCGTCAGCGTGCTGGCCCCCATCCTGAAGCAGGCCCGGGCCGTGGATGGCCAGGAGGACGATGTCGACTACATCGACGACAGCCCGCTGTACGCCGCCGGCTTCATCGGCGGTGACGGTGCCTCGCGCTACCGCGGGGTCTGAGCATGCCGGCCTACAACCTCCCGCAGACGAGTTTCACCGGCGGCGAGCTGTCGCCGCGCGTGCAGGGCCGCACGGACATGGACCGCTACGCCAGCGGCATGAAGGCGCTCTACAACGCCCATCCGGTCATCCATGGCGGCTTCAAGCGCCGGGCCGGCACGCTGTTCGGGGCCGTGGCCCAGGGCGGCAACGACGAGTCCACGCTGATCCCGTTCGTCGAGGGCGACGACCTGGCGTGGATGCTGGAGTTCGCGCACAACACGGTGCGGATCTACAACGGCGACGGCAGCGACTCGGGCATCAACCTCACGTCGCCCTACACGGCCGCCATGCTGGCCGAGGTGGACTGGGCGCAGTCGGACTCCACCATGTGGCTGTTCCACCCGATGGTCATGCCGCACCGGCTGCAGCGTCTGGCCGACAACGTGTGGGTGCTGTCGCCGGCGCCGTTCACGCAGCTGCCGTTCGACGAACTGGGCCATGTGTTCGCCACCACGCTGACGCTGTCGGCTGCGACCGTTGGCGTGGGCCGCACAGCAACGGCTTCGGCGGCCAGCTTCGTCAATGCCGACTTGGGCCGGGCCATCATCTCGGCGGCCGGCATCGCCGTCATCACGGGCTACACCAGCAGCACGGTGGTCACGGTGGAGATCACCCGAGCCTTCGCCAGCGTCAACGTGCCGGCGAACTGGACGCTGGAGGGCAGCCCGCAGACGACGTGCACGCCGAGCGCCAAGGACCCGGTGGGCGCCTCGATCACGCTGACGCTGGGCGTCGCTGGCTGGCGGGCAGGTGACGTCGGCAGCATCGTGCGCATCAACGGCGGCCTGTGCCGCATCACCGGCTTCACCTCGGCCACGATCGTCAACGCCACCATCCTGCGCGAGCTGTCTGCCACCGTCGCCGCGCCGGCGCTGTCGTGGTCACTTGAATGCCCGGTGTGGTCGACGGCCTTCGGCTTCCCGCGCACCGGCACGATCTACCAGCAGCGCCTGATCGCCGCCGGCACGACCAAGAAGCCGCGCACCTTCTGGGGCAGCCGCATCGGTGAGCCGCTGGACTTCGAGCGCTGGACGAACGACGACGACAGCTTCGCCTTCACCATCGACAGCGACGAGTCGACGCCCATCCGTTACCTGGCGTCTGGCAAGCGGCTGATGGTCTTCACGCAGTCGGCCGAGTACACGGTGTACGGCGGCGCCACCAAGCCCAGCATCACGCCCACCAACGTGACGGTGGACCCGGAGAGCAACCACGGAGCCGCGGCCGTGCGGCCGGTGACGATCAACCACGAGGTGCTTTTCGCCCAGCGCGCCCGGCGCAAGGTGCGCGCCTTCGGCTACCGCTACGACTTCGACGGCTTCACCTCGCCCGACGTCTCGGCCATCGCCGAGCACATCACCCGCGGTTACGTCACCAGCATGACCTACGCGCAAGAGGCCGAGCAGATGCTGTGGGCCTCGCGCGGCGACGGCTGGCTGCTGTCCTGCACCATCGATCGCGACCAGCAGCCCAGCGTCCTGGGCTGGGCCAAGCACGAGACCGACGGCTTCGTGGAGCGCGTGGCCAGCATCCCCTACGGCGACCGCGAGCAGGTCTGGATGATCGTGCGGCGAACGATCAACGGCGCGCCGGTGCGCTACATCGAGCGCATGGACGACTCGCTGGAGTTCGAGCTGGGCGGCCGGCCGTACACCTACGGCGTGACCGTCGACTGCGGCCTGGTGTTCGAGAACCCGGCCGGGCAGACGTCGTTCAGCGTGCCGCACCTGGTGGGCGAGACGGTCGACATCGTGGCCGACGGCTCGAAGATGACGCCCAAGGAGGTGCCGCCCAGCGGCATCGTCACCATCAACCGCCCGGGCTTCAAGGTGGTTGTGGGCCTGCACTTCCGCAGCGAGGGGACGCTGCTGACGCCCGAGGTGCAAACGAACGAGGGCAGCGCCCAGGGCCAGCAGGTGCACACCGGCCGGGTGGTGGTCAATTTCCTGGAGTCGGTGGCGGCCAAGGTGCGCAACAACGACGGCGAGGAGCAGGAGATCCCGTGGCGCCAGCTCGACACGCAGGCGCTGGACTCGCCGCCGCTGCCGTACACGGGCCTGCTCGATGTGTCTTCGCTGGGCTGGAGCAAGGGCTTCAGCGAGATCACGGTGGTGCAGGACGAGCCCATGCCGTTCCACGTCCGGGCGGTCTACCGCCGCCACAGCGTCAAGGGCTGACGATGCTGACGATCACCGACTCCACCGCCGCCGACATCGCCGACCTGGGCGCGCGCATGGCCGAAGCCGACCGCGCCGAACTGGCCGCAGCCGGCCTGGGTTTCGAGTGCCTGGAGGGCGTGCAGGCCCAGGCGCTGCGCTGGCATGGCCGCCTGGTGTGCCTGTTCGGGGCCGTGCTGCAGCCCTCGGGCGACGCGGTGCCGTGGATGCTCTGCACCGACACGCTGGCCGAGGTGCCGCGCCGGCAGATGGCGCTTGTCTCGCGCAAGGTCGTCAACCGCTGGCGCCGCCGTCACGCCCGGCTCGTCAACTACGTGCACCGCCACAACGCCACGGCGCTGCGCTTCCTGCGCTGGCTGGGCTTCGTCATCGACGAGACGCCGAGCGGCCCGGGCGGTGAGTTCTTCATCTTCACCTGGGAGCGCCCGCATGTGTAACCCCGCCCTGATCGTCATGGGCGCCGCCACCGTCATTGGCGGCGTTCGCAAGATCAACGCCGAGAAGACGGCCAACAACGAAGCGGCCGCTTCGCTCGACTACCAGGCCGCCGTCGACCGCGACAACGCGCTGGCCGAGGCGCAGCAGATCCGCCGCGTGGGCCGGCGCAACCTCGGCTCCACGCTGGCAGCCATCGGAGCATCGGGCGTCAAGATCGGCGAGGGTAGCGCGGCCGATGCCGAGCGCCTGGTGATGCAGGACACCGAGACCGACGCGGCCATGGCCATCCTGAACGGCGAGCGCGCCGCGCGCGGGCTCAACTCGCAGGCCTTCACGCGCCGCCGTGCCGCCCGCGAGGCCGTGGAAAGCGGCGTCATCCAGATCGGTTCGTCCCTCATGTCCCGCGGCTCCGGCTTCATGTCGGCCGGCGGCTAGGAGTCCACATGCCCCAGTTCCCCCTCGGCAACGGCCGCCAGGTCTCCCCGGGCCGCGCCACGCCCACCGCCACCGGCGTGCCCATCGGCGCCGAGACCGGCCAGGCCATCATGGACTTCGGCGGCGCGGTGGCGCAGTTCGGCCAGGTCAAGCTGGCCCAGGAGACCCGCGAGCGCCACCGGCAGGAGCAGATCGCCGAAGCCGCACGCAGGCAGCAGGATCTGCAGGAGCTGCAGATCACCAACGACGCCATGCGCGACGCGCACGACGAGTTGGCCAACGGCATCGGCAGCGGCACCGTGGCGAAGGACAACGCCGAGCAGGCCTGGCAGGAGCGCTCCACCAAGCTGATCGAGGAGAGCGTGGCCAAGTTCGCGCCGGGCTTCCAGGCGGCCGCGCGCCGCGACATGACCGGCCTGCAGTTGCGCCTCGGCAACTCGGTGCGCCGCGTCGTCGAGAAGCGCAACCAGAGCGATATCCAGGCCGGCATCGACCAGACGCTGGAGTACCAGGCGCGCCAGTACGGCATCGACCCCGCCAAGGCCACGCAGACGGCCATGGCGACGCTGGAGCAGCTGGGCCCCTTCAGCGGGCTCTCTCCCGAGCAGCTGCAGCGCAAGGCCCAGTCCTGGAAGGAAACGACGCAGTACACCCAGGGCTACAACGCCGTCAGCGCCGGCCGCAACGACCGCGCGGCGCTGACGGCGGCGGAGAAGCTGATCGGCGAACTGCCGGACCTGGACCCGCAGAAGCGCGCCACGCTGCTGGACCGCGCCCAGGCGTACCGGCTGCACCAGGACCAGCAGGCCGAACTGCGGGCGGCCCGTGCCCAGCGCGAGGCCGAAGCCAACCTCAAGCGCGCCGAGGCGGCCTTCACGACCTTCCAGACTCTGGCCGACAAGGGCGGCGTGCTGGACCCGGCCTACATCGACCAGGTGTCGCGCCTGACCGCTGGAACGCCCTACCAGGCCGGCGTGGTGGCGCTGGCCAAGCAGGCGGTGGAAACCGGCGGATTCGCGGCCCAGCCCATCGCCCAGCAGCGGCTGGCGCTGCAGGCGCTGGACAGCCAGATCGCCACGCAGGGCCGCAACCCGGCGCTGGACAAGCACCGCCAGAAGCTGGCCGGCGTGCTGACCGCGGCCGAGAACGACGTCAAGGCCGACCCGCTGACCGCGGCTCTGGAGCGCGGCGTCGTGACGCAGTTGCAGCCGCTGAACCTCGCCGGCGGCGTGGCGGGCCTGGTGCAGCAGCTGGGTGACCGCAGCCAGCAGGCGGCCACCGTCGAGACCTGGGCCGGCCGCGCGGTGTCGCCGCTGACGAAGGCGGAGGTCGACACCGTCGGCGGCTGGCTGCGCGCCATGCCGGCAGACCAGAAGGCCTCGGCGCTGCAGGCGCTGGCGGGCACGATGACGCCGAAGCAGGCCCAGGCGCTGGCTGGGCAGCTCGACGGCAGCGACAAGGCGCTGGGCCTGGCCCTGGCCGCCGGCTCGGCGCAGACCAGTTGGGATCGGCCCACCGCCGAGCTGATCCTGCGCGGCCAGGACGCGATCAAGTCCAAGGCCGTGAAGATCGAGGACGCGGCCGAGACGGGCCTGACCGCCAGCTTCGACAAGGAACTGGGCGGCGCGATCAGCAACCCCGAGCAGGCGCAGCGCGTGCGCGAGGCTGCGAAGCTGATCTGGGCCGGCAAGGCTGCGGAAGGCCAGCGCATCGACCCGGCCAACGCGCTGCGCCTGGCCATCGGCGGGTCCATCGTCGACCACAACGGCGCCAAGGTGATCGTGCCGGCCGGCATGGACGGCGGTGAGTTGACCAAGCGGCTGGGCAACTACCCGCCGGCGGCGCTGGCTTCGCAGCTGCCGGACGGCAAGGTGTACGTGCGCGGCCAGCCCATGGACCCGGCGCAGTTCCTGGCGGCGCTGCCCGGCGCCCAGCTGCGCACGCTGGCCCGCGGCAAGTTCGCGGTCATGAGCGGCGGCGCGGTGGCGACCAATGCGCAGATGCAGCCCATCGTCCTGGAGGTGAACGGTGCTCGATGACCTGTTTCTCGCCGACAACCTGAAGGCGGCCCAGGATGCCGCGCTGCGGCCGCCGCCTGCGCCCAAGCAGGCCGCCACCTTCAGCGCCTGGAAGACGACCACCGCCGCCCCGCGCGGCGTTGTTGCTGGTGGCTCTCAGGCCGGCGCATTCTTCAGCGACGTGCTGGGCGCCTTCGGCCAGGTGCTGGACTCGACCGGCACGGCCAGCGCCGGCGGCATGTTCGCCACGCAGACCGAGGCCGAGCGCAAGCAGTCCGAGCAGCAGGCGCAGCAGATCCGCACCGCCGGCCCGGACTTCAGCAGCGCCGCCGGCGACGACCTGCGCGGCTTCGCGCGCTTCCTGACGCCGGACCCCGAGACGACGCACACGGCCGAGCGGCTGGTGTTCGACCTGGCCCGCGTGGCGACCAAGGCCGTCGGCTACTCGGTGGCCAGCGGCAACCCGTACAGCGGCGCCGTGCTGACCGGCGCTGACGAGGGCATGGCCGTCGCCGACGACCTGAAGCAGCAGGGCGTGGATCTGGCTACCCGCGCCAAGGTGGGCGCCGTGGTCGGCGGCGTCACGGCGCTGGGGGTGGGCCTGCCGGTGGCCGGCAGCACGGTGGGCCAGACGGCCGGCCTGGTGCTGGCCGGCGGCCCGCTGTCCTTCATGGCCCAGCAGCAGGCCGTGCGCTCGATCCTGCAGGCGCAGGACTACTCCAAGCTGGCCGAGCAGTACGACCCGTTCGACCCGGTCGGTCTGGCGCTGTCGACGCTGATCCCGGCCGGCTTCGGCGCCTGGGGCCTGCGGGCGTCCAAGGTGCACGCCGCCAGCGAGGCACGGGCGGCCGAGGCGCAGGCACAGCGCGACTTCGCAGCCGGGCCCATCCCCAGCGAGGAGGCCGTCATCGCCCGCGCCGCGCGCGAGGCCACCCAGGACCACGTCGACGCGGCCCGGGTGCTGCTGGACCGCGAGCACCGGCAGAGCACCAACCCGCTGCGCGGCGACGAATGGCGGGCCTACGACGTCCACGAGCAGGCGCTGACCCGCGCCATGGATCAGATCAGCCGCGGCGAGCGCGTCACGGTGGACGACGTGTTGCCGCCGGTGCAGCGCAGCCCTGAGACGGTGGCGGCCCTTCAGGAACTGGGCGCGCTGCGCGGCGAGCGCGAGCAGCTGCTGCCGGTGGCTGAGGGCCTAGCCGAGCGTGGCGCGATCCGCGAGGCACGAGAGGAACTGCGCCTGATGGAGCAGCAGCGGCCCGACGCCAGCGATGCCGGCACCAGGGAACTGGCCAAGGTGGTGCAGGAGCAGCAGGGCGTGAGCTACAAGACCGCGCTGGCCGAGGCGAAGAAACAGCTGCAGGGCCGGCTCGACGACTTCGAGGCACGCCAGCAGCGGCTGGAGCAGGCTATCGAGACGAATGCTCGAGCCCAGCAGGCCACGCAGCGCCTGGGCGAGATCGACAAGCGCGTGCAGGCGCTGGAGGCCCAGGTCGGCGCAGACGCCGTGCTGCCGGCCTTCGCGCAGCGCCTGGCCAGCGCCGGCCGCGCCATCCAGGCAGAACTTCCCAAGCCGAAGGAAACCACGCGTGCAGCACCCACCGAGCCAGCCAAGCCCGCCGCCCCGCAGCCGAAAGCCGCCGAGCCGGCGCAAGCTGCGCCAGCAGCTCCTGCGCGAGCAGCAGAGCCCGCCGGCCCCGCAGACAGCGCGCGACCTGCCGCCGCTGGCGCCAAGGCCGGACTGGTAGAGGATGCAGCCGCCGCGGCGCGCGTGGACCAGGTGCTGGCGGAGCGGCCGGACCTGATGGTGCAGCTCGACGGCATGGACAAGCCGGCGCGCGTCGACGAACTGCTGGCCGCGGTCAAGGCCGAGGCCGACGACCTGCTGGCTGACGGCGAGCTGATGCAGCAGGCCGCCGAGTGCGCGCTACGGGTGGGGGGCTGAGTCGATGAATTCGAGCAGCGTCACCAGCAAGGCCAGGCCGCCCACCAGCAGGAAGGCGCCGCCCATGATCATCCAGTACGTGCGCAGCGCACTGACCGCGCGCCGCCAGCTCCCCGAGCCGCCCCACACCATCAACGGCACGATCAGCGTCATCACAAAGATGGCGCCGAGCGTCTTGAACGCGACCCAGAGGTAATCCATGCACCCGAATTGCCGACAGCAGCTGAACGCCGCCCGCGCAGCGCAAGGCCGCAATCCTCTCACGCAGGCCCAGGAGGCGGCAATCGACGCCCGCATGGCCGGCACGCTGCGCCGCCTCGCGCGCACCGACTCGAACTGGCAGAGCTACAGCCGGGACCAGCGCTACCTCATGGCGGCCCAGGCGGCGCAGGCCGACATCGCGGCCGAGGCCGCGCGCAAGGTGGCGAACGCCCAGCGCCAGGTGCTGCGCACCGCCGAGACCGAGCAGCGAATAACCGACACCATGACCTGGAAGGGCAGCGGCCGCACCGACGCGCTGGTGCACGACATGGAGCGGACGCACAACTACATCGACGGCATCAAGCGCGACGCGACGCGCGGGCTGATGGAGTTGATCGACGCGGCCGACTCGGGCCAGGGGACCGGAGCCGGCCGGCGGGCTCTGATGATTGCCTTCGGCGCGCAGAACCCGGCTATGACGCGCGACCTGGCGTTGGAGGTGTTCGGGCAGGGCAAGGCTGGCACCGGCAACGCGCTGGCCAAGGCCGGAGCCGACGCATGGCTGAAGACGACCGAGCAGCTGCGCGAGCGCTTCAACAACGCAGGCGGTGACGTGGGCCGGCTGGACTACGGCTATCTGCCCCAGGCACACGACCAGGTGCTGGTGCTGCAGACTGGCCGCGACACATGGGCGCAGAAGGTGCTGCCAATGCTCGACCGCTCGCGCTACGTGCTGGAGGACGGCGCACGCATGTCCGACACCGAGGTACTGGACGTTCTGCGCGGGGCCTGGGAGACGATCAGCAGCGACGGCAGCAACAAGGTGGCGCCTGGTGCACCGCGCGGCAACGGCGCCCGGGCCAACCGCGGCGCCGAGTCGCGCGAGATCCACTTCAAGGACGGCGAGGCCTATCTGTCCTACCTGTCCGAGTTCGGCCGTGGGTCGATGTACGACGCCATGATTGGCCACGTCGGCGGGATGGCGCGCGACATCGGGCTTGTGGAGCGGTACGGCCCGAACCCGCAGGCGCAGATGCGGCTGCAGTTCGACCTGGCCGAGCGCGCCGACGGCGGGCCGCAGCGGGTGTTCGGCCTGCGGCCAGAAAGCTACTGGGCCACGCTGAGCGGCGCGGCCGGCACGCCGGCCAGCGCGCGCCTGGCCAACATCGCCAGCCACGTGCGCAACATCGAGACGTTCGGCAAGCTGCAGGGCGCCGTGCTTTCGTCCATCACTGACCTGGGCACGTACTTCGTGGCCACCGGCTACAACAAGCTGAGCTATTGGGACGCGTTGCGCAATCTGGCCGTCGCCGGCGGCAGCGAGGCCAAGGAGTTCATGAACGGCCACGGCCTGATCGCCGAGTCGATGATCTCCGACCTCAACCGCTGGGCCGGCGAGAACGTGGCGCAGAGCTGGAGCGGGCGCATCGGCAACGCCACCATGCGGCTTTCGGGCATGAACCTGTGGACGGACACGCTGCGCCGGGCCTTCCAGCTGACGCACATGGCTGGCGTGGGCCGGATGGCCGACACCCCCTGGGCGAAGCTGGCCGAGTACGACCGCTGGCGCCTGGAGAGCAAGGGCCTCACCGAGGCAGATTGGGCGGTCATCCAGTCCGCGCCGCGCGACGACTTCCGCGGGCAACCGATGGTGACGCCGGACGGCATCTACGCCACCGGTCACCCGGAGGCCGGGCAGATTGTCGCGCGCTACCTCGGCATGCTGTCGGACGAGAGTGAGACGGCCGTGCTCAACCCGGACTTGGCCACGCGCGCCATGGCGTCCGGCGGCGGCACGCAGTCCGGCACGGTGCGCGGTGAGTTGGCCAAGTCGGTGATGCAGTTCAAGAGCTTCCCCATCGCCATGATGTCGAGGCACTGGCGTCGGGCGCTGGACACACCGCAAGGTCTGGATGGCGCGCCGCTGACGGCCAACCGGCTTGCCTACGCCGGCGCCATGATGGTCAGCCTCACGGCGCTGGGCGCCATCGCCTTCCAGATCAAGGAGATGGTGAAGGGCAAGGACCCGGTGGACATGACGACCGGCAAGTTCTGGACGCGCGCTCTGGCGCAGGGTGGCGGCCTGGGCTTCGTCGGCGACATGCTGCTGTCGGACACGACCGAGGACCGCGGCAAGCTGGACACCCTGGGCCGCGCACTGCTGGGCCCGGCGTTCGGCTCGGCGGCCGACCTGTGGGAGCTGACCAAGGGCAACGTGGACGAGTACCTGGCGGGCAAGGACACGCACGCCGCGGCCGAGGGCTTGCGCTTCGCGCGTGGGCACCTGCCGCTGGTGAACCTCTGGTACGCCAAGGCGGCGCTGGACCATGCGGGGCTGAACGCGCTGCAGGAGAACCTGTCGCCGGGCTACACCTCGCGCATGCAGCAGAAGGCGCGCAAGGACTGGAACCAGGACTTCTGGTGGGCGCCCGGCGATGCGACGCCGCAGCGGGCGCCATCTTTCGAACAACTCGCCGGACAATAAGCCATGCGCCCCGACCAAGCCGAAAAACTCGAAGCCATCATCGACCGGCTGGCCGACGTGTTCATCGTCGAAGCAGACCCGGCCAACTGGACCGCCGACGGTGTCATGCCACGGGACATGACGCAGGCCCAGCGCGGTGACCGGCACTGGGACCGCAAGGGCGCCGTGGGCACGGCCGGCGTGCTGAACCACGCGCTGAACCTGCACAAGCACTGGCGCGAGCGCGCAGCGCTGAGCCCGAGCGGCGAACTGCCGGCGGATGAGGCTGAGGATCTGGACCAGACCATCCGCAAGGCCGAGCGGCGCGCCGAGCAGATCGCCAGCAAAGCGGTCGAGAAGGCCATGCAGCGTCGCAACAAGGGCGCCCGTGAGCCAGTCAGCAAGTCCTGAGAAGGTTTCGTTTCCGGCCTTCTTTTTGATGTGGGCCGAGGTCCAGCGGTGGGACGTGCCCGACATCCACTGGATTGCCGTGCACTGGCTTGAGAACCGCGGCCGCCTGGCCGTGCTGCGCTGCTTCCGCGGCTTCGGGAAGTCCACGCTCCTGGCCGTCTACAACGCCTGGCGCTACTACCGAAACCCGGCGTTCCGCATCCTGCACCAAGGCGACCAGGACAAGACGGCCTACAAGACCAGCCGTGACACGCTGGCCGTGCTGCAGCGCCACCCGCTCACTGCCGATGCCTACCGCTACGGCATCCGCGGCAACAAGGACTCGTTCTGGTGGGGGCCAGGCTCCACCGATGAGCGCAACCCAAGCATGCAGGCGGCCGGCATCCTCACCAGCATCACGAGTTCGCGCTGCGACGAGGTGCAGAACGACGACGTGGAGGTGCCGAAGAACATCACCAACCCAGACAACCGCGAAAAGATGCGAGGCCGCCTCGGTGAGCAGGTGCACTGCATGGTGCCTGGCGCGCCCATCCTCTACATCGGCACACCGCACACGCACGATTCTCTCTACGACGAGATGGAAGCCATGGATGCCGATTGCCTGACCATCAAAATGTTCGATCACGAGTTCCGCGTCGAGCTGGCCGACAAGCTGAGCTATGCGCTGCCGTTCGCGCCCGAGTTCGTGCTGGTCGGCATCGGCAAGACGTCTAAGGCGCTGCGGCCCGGCAAGGACTACACGCTGCGCGGGGCCACGATCACCTTCAAGAAGGAGCCGATGGCGCTGGTCGACTTCTACAGCGGCAGTTCGTGGCCCGAGCGCTTCACGCTCGACGAGATGGAGTTCCGCCGGCGCAAAACCAAGACCATCAACGAATGGGACAGCCAATACCAGCTGCACAGCAAGCCGGTGCACGACCTGCGACTGGACCCGGACCGCATGCCGGCATACGACGTGGAGCCGGTCTGGAAGCGCGGCAACGGACAGCTGACCATGTGGCTGGGCCAGGCCCGCATCGTCAGCGCCGCCGTGCGCTGGGATCCTTCGAGCGGCAAGCTCAAGAGCGACGTTTCGGCGGTGGCCGTGGTGTTCCAGGACGACACCGGCCGGCGCTACCTGCACCGCGTGCTGGGGCTGATGGGTGATGTCGTCGAGTTCGCGGACGACGGCAAGACGGTGATCGGCGGCCAGGTTCATCAGCTCTGCAACCTGGTGGAGGAGTTGCGGCTGCCTCGCGTCACCATCGAGACCAACGGCATCGGCGGGTTCTCGCCGGCAACGCTCAAGGGCGCGCTGAAGCAGCGCCGGCTGGTGTGCGGCGTGGCCGAGCAGCACAGCACCACGCTGAAGAACAAGCGCATCCTGGAAAGCCTGGAGCCGCTGCTGTTGACCGCCGACCAATTGTGGGCCCACGTCAGCGTGCTGGACGGTCCGCTCTACACGCAGATGCGCGACTGGAACCCCGCCGTCAAGGACCAGCCCGACGACTACCTGGACGCCGCGGCCGGCGCCTGCGCCGAGCAGCCCGAACGCGTGATGCGCACCATCGCGCCGGAAGACCACGCCGGGATTCCGGCCCCTACCGGGCAAGACAGTTGGCGCCCATCGAGTGGCGTGCACATGCTGGAGCTGGAGACGGGCATCGTCGACTGACCCGGCCATGCGCGCCTCAACAGCGAGGCGCCCATGGCAGTCCCAGAGCAGACCCCCCTGAATTCGCACTTGGCCAGCGGCGCCTCGGGCGTGTTCAGCTATGACTTCCAGATCGCGGCCGAGACCGACCTGGCCGTGACAGCGGACGGTGATCTGCTGACGTTGAACGTCGACTACACGGTGGCAGGCGTCGGCGTTGAAACTGGCGGCACCATCACCGTCACGCCCACGCCGTCGGCCGGCGTTGTCGTCACCGTCTACCGCGACACCCAGCTGAAGCGCGACGACGATTTCCAGACTGCCGGAGACCTGCCGGCCGCGCAGGTGAATCTGGAACTGGACCGCCTGTGGCGCGCGCTGCAGGAGATCTTCAGCGGTGGCAAGGGTGCTCCTACGGCCATTCGCGTGCCGCAGGGCGAGACGGTGCCGGCGCTGCCGAAGGCTGCAGACAGGGCGTCTCGGGTGCTGGCGTTTGACGCTTCTGGCAATCCCATCGTTATCCCAGGGGTGGACAGCGGCAGCGCCGCCGCCCTTGCCATCGACCTGGCCAACACCGCCAGCGCCACGAAGGGCGACTACCTCATGGGTGTCAGGCGCACTCAGACCGGTGCCGTCGCCACCACACAGCACGCGGTCAACGAGGGCCGCTGGTTCGACATGAAGGCCGACGGCGGCTGCGCTGCCGATGGTGTGACGACAGGTGATGTCGCCAAGATCCAGGCCATCATCAACGCGACGCCAGGCGTCTACTGGTTCCCCGGCGGCACCTGGCTGTGGGAATCGAAGCTGCAGCTGCCGAACGACGTGGTGCTGATCTTCTCGCCCGCGGCGACCATCAAGCCCGCAAGCAACGGCCTGACCATCTTCGGCGAGAAGGACTACGGCGGCGGCACGAAGACCTGCTACCGCAGCCAGATCATCGGCGCTCGCGTGGACGGCACCGGCAAGACGGGCACCGTCTGGGGCGACTTCACGAACATGCGTCAGGCGGGTGCCGGCATCTACAACTCCCTGGCCATCGAATGTGGCCTGCCGATCTTCCGATTCGGCTGCTACGCCACCATGGTGAAGGACTTCACTGCGTTCGGCGGCGTGCTGTCGCCCATGACCTTCACAGCCTCGGCCAGCAAGTGCGTCGTGGAGAACCCGATCATCGACAACCAAGTCGCCGGCACGGGGAGCGGGACGGGGACCGCGATCCAGGTCAACAGCACCACGTCCGAGACCATCGGCGTGCAGATCCTGGGCGGCTACATCCAGGGCTTCGACATCGGCATCGAGGACAAGGCCTACAACACGACCATCGAGCGCGCGTACTTCGAGCACTGCAACGTCACCGACGTCTACTTCAACGGCGCCCGCGGCAGCCATGTCGCCAGGACGGACCACAACGCCGGCATCGGCGCCTGTGGCATCAAGGCGCGCAACAGCGACGCCATCAGCGTGTTCAAGCCTCAGATGGGCAGCGGGAATCGCACTGGCCTGCTGGACTTCGACGGCACGAACACCAACTGCACGGGCGAAGTCGACTCGTCAAACGCGAGCTGGAACACGCCGCTGGGCGTGACGACCGGCATTCTGCTGAGCCCGTACTCGGCGAACTACACCGTCACGGACGCCAGCGCGGCCGCGCTAACCTTCACGCAGAACACCCAGGCGGTCTACAGCCGCGCCGGCAACACCGTCACGGTGTGCTTCGACATCACCTACCCCGTGACAGCCAGCGGCGCCAATGCCTCGATCAACCTCCCCGTAGCGCCGAAGGCCGGCACGACCGTGACGGACTCGGCTGGCTTCACCGACTACGGCTCGGTGCTGCTGTTCAACGGCTCGGGCTCGACGTTCGGGGTGTACGCCTCATCTGGCGGCGCGCTAACCAATGCCAACCTCTCTGGCAAGCGCATCGCGGGCTCGATCACCTACATCACGCGATGAACGACGGGCACACCATGCGCAACCTCATCATCAAGATCCTCGAAACCCTCCTGGCCTGGGCGCGACCCAAGCCGCCCGTGTCCATCCAGGGCGGCGGCGGGCCAGGGGAAGAGCACAAATGAGGCTCGCCGCGGCGTTGCTGCTGCTGGTGGCGTGCTGCCACTACGGAGACAGCCTGCTCGCCCAGGGGTACGACAACCCCGAGGCCGCCGCTCGCGCGATCTTCTACATCCTGCGCGGGATTGAGGGCGTGGTGCTCTTCGCCGTCATTGCCGCCATCACACGCAATCGCTACGCGTTCGCTGTCTGCCTCTTCGGCATGTTCGAGGAAGGCCAGACGGCAATTTGCAGGGCCGCAAAGCCCATCGCAGAAAGGCCAGCCGTCGAGCTGTTCAAAGGCCTCTGCGGTGAGCCTTGGTACGGGGTAGGCCTACTTCTGGCGGCACTCATCGCCGCGTCTATGGCTGACAAGCTCCGGGAGGGTAGGCCGTGAACATCGAAGAAATCTTGAAATCGCCGGACGTGGCTGGCACTGCGGGCGCCATCCTGGGTTGGCTCAGCGCCCCCGGCGGCACGCTCCGAGAACAGCTCTTCAACGTCGGCGCAGGGTTCGGCGCCGCGTTCTTCTTGGCCCCGTACATGGCTGAGCGCGCCGGGCTGGAGTCGCGCGCTAGCCAGATGGCGTTCGCTTTTGTCGTCGGCCTCGTCGGCATGAACGTCCTCCCCAAGCTCATCAGCGCCGCCAAGCGGGCCGACTGGTCCGCGTTGCTGCCGGCCAAGAAAGGCAAACCATGATGGCCTTCGCTCTCCTGCTCGCCGGACTGGCGGGCGCTCTCGCTTCGGTGCTGATCTGCAAGGGCATCACGTTGCGCCTCTGGGCGGACGTCGCGGCTGGCATGGGCGCCGTGTTGGGCGTCTGGGCGTCGGCCATGCTTGCCGGCAGCGACCCGTGGCCGCTATGGGGCTTCTGGGCAGGCTACGCGGCCGTGGTCGTGTACCTGCGGAGGGCGGCGTCATGACGTACGCCACCCTGAGCCGCGGCCCCAGCACTGACGAGGGCACGTTCGGCCGCATCGTCTGCGCCAACGGCCCCGAGCTTCACAGCCTGGAACTGCCGTGGCGCGAGAACAAACCGCAGATCAGCAGCATCCCGAAGGGCGTCTACCTCTGCGAGCTGGTCGACTCGCCAAAGTTCGGCCGGGTCTACGAGGTGCGCAACGTGCCGGGCCGGTCGCACATCCTCATCCATGCCGCGAACTGGGCCGGCGACCGCGCCAAGGGTCTGCATAGCGACCTGCTGGGCTGCATCGCGCCGGGCGACAGCGTCGGCATGCTGCAGCCCCCCAACGGCCGCATGCAGCGGGCGGTCATCGGCAGCAAGCGGGCACTGCACGACCTCATGGCCTGGGCCGGCGGCGAGCCATTCGAGCTGACGATCCGATGAGCCCCTGGTTCGTCCTCGCCGCTGTCGGCCTCGTCGGCGCCCTGACCGGCGGCGCCTATTGGCAGGGCCGCCAGGACGGCGAGGCCAAGATCGTGGCGCAGGAGGCGCGCGAGCGCGAGATCGCCGCGGAGGCCGTCGACGCGGCCCTCAATGCTTCGGCGCAGGCGATCGGCGCCATCAAGGTCCAGCACCGGACCCTCACCCAGGAGGTGGAGCGCCATGTCATCGAGAAGCCCGTCTATCGCGATCCTGGCTGCCGGCACGATGCTGACGGCCTGCAGCGCCTCAATGCCGCGCTCACCGGCGCAGCCCGGCCCGAGCCCGCTGGTAGTGGCGTCGTGCCCCGAACTGGCGCCGCTGAGTGATCCGAGCTTTGGCGCGACGACGCTGAAGCTGATCGAGGTGGCTGGGCAGTACCGAGAGTGCCGGGCGGCTGCGCTGGCGCGGTGACCTACTTGCACAACAGCGGCGCCACCTTCAGCGCCACGGCCGGCGCCAGCACATCGCGCACGGTCATGGTGTACCAAGCCTGGGTGCCGTGCGTGCCGTCGAGCAGGTAGGGAGCCAGGGACGGCAGAGCCAGGGCGTAGGAGTTCAGGTCTGCCACGCTCTGGCCGTGCTTCGCAGCCACGTCCTTCATGGCCTGGATGTGGTCGGGCATGAAGCGGACGGCCTGGGTGTAGAAGATCACCGCGCCGCCGTGCTTGGCGAACACCTCCAGATAGCCACGGTACGCCTCCAGGCTGTACGCGCTGAAGTCGTTGATGCCGTGGTTGAAGACGGACACGTCGGCCGGCGGGATCTGCGCCAGCGGGGTCTTGTAGTTGTCCGTTCCCTCGATGGCCGACTTCGCCGTGAAGCCGCCAGCGTGATCCAGCACCACGACCTTGGCCGCGCCGAACTTGGCGTCCATCTCGGCCTGCAGCAGCACGGCGGGAGGCTTTGGCACCAGAGGCGCCGCGCCGCCCTCGATGTTCACGCCCACCATCGTGGAGTCGCCGAACAGGCGGACGGTGACGAAGGGCCGGCAGGCAGGCTCGGCCGAGGGGGAGGAGGAGCCGCCACCGCCGCAGGCGGTGAGCGCTGCACAAGCGACCAGCGCAACGCGTTTACTTGCCCTCGCTAAGTGATTGATTCGAAACGCGTCGATTCGCCTTATCTGGCGAAGGTAAACTGCCCCTAAAACGCGCCATAAACCATTGATGCCAAACAGAAATCCAGCGATTTTGTTGGTCTGCACCGCCAACATCTGTTGCATGACGTTCTCCCTATGAAGATTGCAGGTTGTTCACTTCGTGTTCACTTGCCGTTTATTTGAGTCTAGCGGCTGCACCGTCACGCGGATGGCTTCTGACCCCCGCGGATCGGCGTAGAGAGCCGCTGTTTTCTCATCCTGGTGGCCTAGAAGTTCCTTCGTATCGACGTTGCCCTGGGCCTTGTAGAGGCGCTTCGAAAGGCTGCGAATCTCGTGGAACGTGGGTGCGTTCTCCGGCGGCAGTTCGGCGAGCTGGTAGGCCTTCGCAAAGGCTTTGGTGATGGTGTCCACAAAGACCGGAGAGCCTGCTGGCGCGTTGCCGAAGTTGCGGACGTGGTGGACGATGTAGCGCGACGCCACACCGCTGGTGTTGCGCAGCACCTCGCGCAGCACGAGCCCGGCCACGACAAGCTCCAGGTCCAGCGGGATTGCAATGCGAACGCCGGTCTTGCCTCGCTGAAACTCCAGGCAGTCGCCGACGATGTTGGAGCGCATCAGGCCCGAGAGGGTGTCCCGGTCGGAGCCCGTCACGAGTGCCAAGTCCATCGCCTTGCCGATCCAGCCGTTCACCTCGTCGGCCTTTGCGCGCACGGCGCGGAAGTCGTCCAGCGACAGCCGGCGGCGCTTGACCGTCACGGCCGGCGTGCGCGTGGCCTCGGCCGGGTTCGACGTCATCCACCCAAGCTGCATGCCGCGCTGGCACATGGTCACCAGTCGCGAGCGCACGGCCAGCGCCAGGCGCGCCTTTTTTTCGACCGCCTCGATCGGCTCGACCAGCTCGGCGCAGTGCTGGGTGCGCAAGTCCGCCGCCTGCATGCTGCCGATGGCGGCCACGATGCGCTTGTCGAGCGACTTGTGCGAGCGCCGCGTGTTCGCCGCGGCGGCGGGCGGGATCTTGCCGAGCAGCGCCTCGACGGTCTGGCCGTCTTCAGCTGGCGCTGGGGCCATCTTGTCGAGCAGGCTCGGCGCCATCGACTCGACCTTCAGGTTCGCCGCCGCAGCCTGGGCCTTTGCGCCCTGCAGCGACACGCGCCCGATGGGGATGGTTCGGCCGTCCGGGTGCCGCCAGACGAAGTAGCCCTCACGCGGCTCGTAGAGCCCGCGCGGCCAGCCTCTGCGGTTCGCGTTGCGCCTTGCTGCGTTCATGCTGCCAGGAACTCTGCCATGGCACCGCGCGGCGTCGCGTCGGTCATGCGTTGCGCGTCGGGCAGCACGTAGTAGCCCTTCCCTACCTTCTCGGGTGCGGGAACGATCTCCCCTGCCCTCACCCACTGGCGCAGCGTCCAGGCGGACGGCGGCGGGTCGTAGTGCAGAGCGGCCCAGTCGGCGAGTGGGATCTTCTTGCTCATGGTCTCTTCCCAAGGATGGTTTTCAGGCGGAGGCGGCTTGGCGGTTCATCCACCCAGCGCGCCGCTCGGCAGCCTGGAATCCCTCCAACTGGCCGTACAGCTTGTGGCAGTTGAAGCGGGAGCAGCGGCGGCCGGTTTTGCGGTCAATGACGTAGGCCCAGTCGGACCCGGACGCCTTCTCCACGTAGTAACGCTCGCGCGCCTGCGGGAACGTTGGCTGGTTGTTCATGGTCAGACCCTCAAGCGGCACATGGGAACTGGGCGGGCACGACCACGCCCAGCCTGGCGGCTGCCAGCGCTTCGGCGTTGTGGCGCCCGTAGGCGATGAGGGCGATGGGCGCGCCGCTGTTGGCCTTGGCGCGCTCACCGGTGACGTAGTGGAAGTGCGGCCGGCCCTTGATGAAGCACACGGCATCGGCGACGCCCCAGACCGTTTCGTAGAACATGGCCGTCTCCGTGCGCGCCGGGACCAGCGCGATACCGTTGCCGTGCTGCACCAGCTTGCGCAGCCACTTGACCACCTCGCGACCGAACGGCGGGTTCAGCCAGACGCGGCCGTGCCAGGGCTGCGCCAGGCCGTCCAGCGCCTGGTGGAAGTGCTGCTTGGCGGTCTGCCACGGGCGACGCTCCGGCGCTGGTGCGCAGGGGTCAAGGTCGAACTCGCCGAGCGCGCGCAGGATCTCGGGCGGGGTCAGCCACTCGTCGTTCTTCATGCGGCTGGACTGGTGCGATGACAGGCTCATGGGCAGGCTTCGTACATGGGAATTCAGTCCAGGAGGGCCGCTTGCTGCGGCGCTTCTGGGGCGGGGGCGAAAAGCTGGACCTGCTGCTGGGCCTGCTCGATGCGCCGGCAGGCAATGTCGAAGTAGGACTGCTCGCGTTCGATGCCGATGAACGCGCGGCCAAGCTGAACGCAAGCCACGCCGGTGCTGCCGCTGCCCATGAACGGGTCCAGCACGGTTGCGGCCGGGCCAGCATGCTGGATGGCCCAAGCCATCACCGCCACTGGCTTTTGCGTCGGGTGCTCCTTGGTCCTGTAGTCGCCGCGCGCCAGCGGGTCATAGGTCAGCACCCGCGCGTTACCGTCCCACGAGCACCAGGCGAACTCGCACTCGGCGAAGTCCCGCGCCTTGAAGCCGGCGCCCTTGTCCCACACCAGGAAGTTGCGCGATGGCGGCAGCGGGAAGTAGTTGCCGCCGAACAGGATTACGCGCGCCGACTTTGAGCAAACCAGGGCCAACAGCTCATCAGGCGGGGGGGCGTCATCCCAGCGCAGGTCGGAGCTGGCCTCGATCTTCAGCCGGCCGTACTTCCCGGTGCCGGCGCTGGCGCCGATGCCGTACGGCGGGTCAGTGATGACGGCGTCGACGTTGGACAGCGTCGGCAGCACCTCCATGCAATCGCCACGGTAGAGAGTGGCGCTGCCAATGACGACTTTTTCGTAGCTCATGGATGAGTTCGAAGGGTGGGAGGTCAGGCCGCCAGCGCGGTGTCGATGATCCGGACGACAGCAGCGGGCAGCGGCTCGATGCCGTCGCGGCGACACTCGAAGTCGAAGCGCTGCAGGCGCTCCAGCGCCGTGCGCAGCACATCGTTCTGATCGGCTAGGCGCTCGATTTCTGCTTCGCGCCTGCGAAGCAGTTGCAGCGTTTCTTGGTAGTCGGTCATCACAGTCGGTGGGAGGTTCAGTCGCGAGGCGCAGGCATCGGGCATTCGTGCCGCTTTGCGAACCGCCTGGCGCCCGCCTCGTCGGTGTCTCGCGAGAAGGTGCGAGGGAAGCGCAGCCGGGACGACGGGTACTTGAAGTCAACGACCCACGACAGGCGATAGTGGTCAATGTCGATCTGCCTGATCCGGTGCGAATAGCTTTTCATGGTCGAGGCTTGGGGATGGGATCAGGTGGTCGGTGCGGAGGCCCGCTTCCAGTCCGAGCTGCGCATCACCTCCTCCAGTCGCTCGATGGCACCGGGCTTATCAAGGGCGACATGCAGCTTTGCCGACTGGACACGCGCGATGGCCTTCCAATCAGTCGGGTCGGCTTGCTCTGCCAGGCGGTCGCGCAGGATGCCGGCCGCACCGCCCAGTTCATCCGTCAGCGGCCAGCGCCAGTTAGGCAACTTTTCGAGCACGTCGGGGCCGAGGGCTTCGAGGATGGCTGCTGCCTCATCCATCAGAGACGCGGCCATGGTCAGGTCGTGTTGCAAGGTCATAGGAATACCTCAGTTCCGGGGCTTGGAAAGTCAGGTTCGCTGGAGGACAAACTCCAGCATCGCCCGCGCTTGCTGCGCATCCAGCAGGTTGGTGCCGATGGGCCAGCTACCGGTTTCCCTGGCGCGTTCCCTGTTGAACGAGATGAAGCAGTCGGGGCTGAAGCTGTCCGGCAGACGCCAGCCCAAGAAGCGGCTGACCATGGCGTCAGTGACAACGCCCATCGTTGCGTTCTCGACGTGCTGGGGCGCAGGCGATTCGCCAGCGCAGGTGGCCTGTTGGGGCTGGATGTCATTGCTCATGGTGGTCCTTTCGGTGGTGGGGAGAGATTGGTGGGCGGCCATGTGCGCCATTGCTGCGGCCCAGCCGGCGTCGTGGCCCTTGCCGAAGCCTTCGGCGTATCGAATGGCGGCGTGGCCTTCGCCCTGCGCGCTGACGATGTGCTGCGCGTCGTTCGGACCAGTCGTCGCGGCGGCGAGCTGGTAGTAGCGCTGGGCGTCCTCGTAGAGCAGGCCCATGCGCAGCACGAGGGAGCGCAGCGCCGTGCCCTTCTTGTGCGTCCCGTGGCCCACCGTCACGTCGCAGGGGAGCGGCATGTCCAGCGGGTCAGTTGGAGCCAGGCTGCGGAGCACCTGATATGCCTCGTTGCACACGCCCCGCTCATGCGATGGCGTCTTGAAGCGGCGCGCCATATCGCTGATCTGGTCAGCAAGGCGCCGCACTTCGGCAAAGTCTGTTGTCGTCATGATGTGCAGTTCCAAAGGGTGGGAATCAGGCGAACTCGGTGTCGCCGGGCTGCGACGCAAGGACGTGGGCGCCCTCCGCACCGTCGGCGAACGCGTCGGCTTCTTCCCGCGTCTTGAACATGGCGCGACCGATGAGGAACGAGCGCGACAGGCGGCTGCCCCACGCCTCCACCTTCCAAGGGAAGGTCCGATGGAAGGCCGCTCTGTTCAAGTCTTCGGCGAGGTCGAGCGCCGTCGTCTGGAAAGGGACGGCGAGGACCAAACGGCCGTTGTGGACCACGCGCCATTTCTTGCCGTTGCGGCTCCCGCGTCCGCCCATCAGGGCGAACACCGGGTCTTTCTCGACGGTGTACGGGCCGGGTGTGCGCTTGGCTGTGGTGTTCATACTCGTCGCTCGGGTAAGGGATCAGGCCGCGGCCGCCTGCTGGGCGTCGTTGGCGGCAGGCGCGCGCTGCGCGTCCACCGTCTTCCATTCGGCCTCGGTCAGCCCGCGGTCGTCGAGGTAGACCTTCGTCATCTCGGCGTGCTTGTGGCCCAGCAGCGTCTGCACGGTGACAGGCTCCATGCCCTCGGCGATGTACGTGCGGGCCGACAGGCTGCGAACCTCGTGCAGGCTGGGCCACTCGAAGCGCTGGTAGGCGTCGGGCCCGCACACGGCGACGATGTGCTGTCGGAAGCGCGCCGACAGCGACGACATCTCGATGGGCTGGCCGTTGGCCTGGCGCAGGAGGTTGTCGCCCGGCTTGCCGATGGTCCTGCACAGCTCGATGACCTCGCCAAGCGTCATCCCGGTGGCTTCCAGGCGGAGCGACAGCGGGATCGCGACGCGGGAGCCCACCGGCTTGCCGGCCTTCTTCTGCTGTTCGACCCTCAGATGCCCGTCGACAACGTCGGAGAACCACATGTTGGCCAGGTCGGCGCGGCGCTGGCCAGTGTGCAGCGCCAGCAGCAGCATGGCGTGCACCCAGCGCTGCGGGCTGGCGCGCGACAGGTCGAGCATCGCCTGCAGCGTGTCGAGCGTCAGGCGCTTGCGCAGGCCTGGCGACTTCGGCGGCTTGACGTGCGCGGCTGGGTTCGTCTCCGCGGCGCCGTTGTTGATGGCCTCGGTGTAGACGTCACGCAGCTCGCCCAGCACGCGGCGCGCGGTGTGCGGCGTGAACTGCTTGAGCTTGCTGGCGATGTCGACGGGGCGGATGCCGCGCAAGGGCATCTCTCCCCACATGGCCTCGATGTGTTTCACCGACGCCGCGCGGTTGCGCACGGTCTGGATGTTGTAGCCGCGCTCGGCGACCGCCTTGCGGTAGGTCACCAGCCAGTCGGCCAGCGTCGGGCCGGCGTCGGCCACGGGCGCGGCCGGCCCTTGCGAGAGCTGGCGCAGTGCCTCCTTCAGCAGCTGCTTGAGCTTTTTCTTCTTCACGCTCGACCTCTAATCAGTGGGCGCCGTCGGTTTCGAGTTCGGCGATCTCGTCTGCTGCGCTGCCGTGGGCATCGGCGAACAGCTGGCCGGCGTCCGGGTGGTCGGCCTCAAACGCTTCCACGCTGCCGTCGATGGCCTCCTCCTTCGGCAGCGGCTTCAGAAGCTGGATCCAGACGGCCTGGCCGTTGTGCATGCCCAGCTTGCCCAGGCGGTCCGCGTCCACGTCGCTGGTGCCGAACTTGAACTTCAGGACGATGCTGCCGCCCTGCTTCGCGTCGACCGTGACCTTGTCGACCTTGCCGCGCGCGAACTCCATCGGCGTGGTCTCGTCGATGCCGTCGTCGACCAGCAGTCGCCAGCCCTCATGCACGGTCGTGAGCTTGACCAGGTCGATGCAGTTGCTGCGCAGCACCGGCGTGCTGGGCTCAACGTCGGGCAGGTCGCCCTGCTGGCCGTCGTCCACGGCCTTGTAGAGGCAGTGCCGCAGCGCCGGGTCGATCTGGTCGAGCAGTGTGTTCGCGGCCGTGATCTCGAAGCCGAGCGTGACGGCCGCCTTGTCCTCGTCGCCGTGCTTCTCGGTGCGGGTTTGAACGGCCAGCTTGGCCTCGGTGAACTCGGTGATCTCGAACATGGGCAGGGGCTCCTGGTGGTGGGGAAGAAAAGGGCCCCGGCCGAAGCCGGGACCAAAGCGCTGCCCGTAAGGGAGGAGGGAGGGAGAACCAGGCAGCGCGTGACAACTTGGTCAGGTGGTCGGCAGCTCCTGCTGCTCGCCGGCAATCTTCTCGACCGTGACGCCGGCCTCGAACGCGTTCAGCAGGTCGTCCTGCGTGGCCACGCGCACGTCGAAGGCGTCGGCCGCCACATGACGCACGGCGACGCTCGGGTGGCTGGCGCGCACGAGGCGCGGCTTCTTGGTGGCCTTGTCGGCGACGAAGTAGATGCGGGTGGTCATTCGGACTGCTCTCCGGTGCTGGTGGTCGTGGCGGCGGCCGCCTGCGCCTTCAGCGCAGCAACCTTGGCCTTGTAGGCATCGAGCGCCTGCTGCACATCGGCCTCGGCCCTCAGCGTCTGCGCGGCGGCCTTGGCGGCCTTCATGTCGTCGTTGTTGACGGCCAGCGCGATCAGCTGCAGCACATGGTCGAGCGTCGGCCCGCTCTGCTGCGGCTCCATGCGCTCGATGGTGTAAAGAGCCTTCTGCCCCTTCGACTTGGTCAGCCTCAGTTCGATGCACTTCCCGGGGATATCGGTCATGTGACTGATCCGGACGCCTCCAACTTCGTCTTTTCCGAACCGCACCTGGGGGTCATGAAACACGCGCAGGCTCTTGCCGATCCACTCGCGGCCGTCGTGGCCCCAGGCGGCCAGCAGCACGCGGCGCATGGTCAGGCAGGGCAGGAACGGGCGGCCGGCCTCGTTCTCGTAGTGCACGGCGATGGGCTGCTTCTCATCCGGTCCGATGCGCACGTCGGTGATGGTCAGGTCCATCGGGCCGACGATGAGCTGGTCCGCATTGAGCTGCGTGCTCTTGGGGATGGTGGTGGACCGCAGGTCTTCGATGCGGACGTTCATTGCACGATCTCCACTTCAACTTCGGCGCCGCGCTTCGCCCACGTCGGCAGGCCGGTGATCTGGTAGCCGTCGCCCAGGCCAGGCCAGAAGCCCTCGCGCTTGCAGGTGGCGAACCGGTCCATCAGCTCGGCGACCTCGTCGCGGCCCTGCGCCGCGGTCTCGTCGTCCAGCACGTAGGCGCAGGCCAGATAGGGGTAGGTGCTGCTGACGAAGCCGAACACGAAGGCCTCGACCTCGATGCCGTTCTCCTGCAGCGCCGCGGTGTAGTGCGCAGCCTGGCGGTGGTAGGCATAGGTGCCGATGGCGCGCTGCACGGCGTCGGGCGTCAGCTCGTGGATGGTCTTGATGTCCAGCGCGACGCAGCGCTCGGGACCGGTCCAGTGCAGCCAGTCGGGGCGGGTGCGGCGGCGCAGGCCGGTGGCCGGGTCGATGCTGAACACCGAGGTCTCGGCCTCGCCGCTGGCCAGCAGGTCGGACAGCACGCGCACGCGCTTGACCGCAGCCACCATGGCGCCGGCGGCGTCGGCGTTGTCCTGGCTGACGATCTCGCGCGTCTGCTCGTCGCGCCAGGCCTTGCCTTCCTTCGTCGCGAAGTTCATGCCGCGGGGCTTGAAGGCGTAGCGCGTGGCGACGGTGTCAGGCTCCAGGATGAAGGTGTGCGCCAGCGTGCCCAGCGTCTGCGCGTCGGTGGACTCGCGCGCCGGGCGCATCGGGTCCAGGTAGAGCGCGTGGCAATGGGCCGGCGAGTCGTTCATGGCCGTCAACATGCCGTTGCTGACGCTGTCGGGGTCGGCGTGGTACTGCGCGGCAGGAAGGCCGCGGATCAGGCCCATCAGGGCCGGGAGTCGTGCGTTCATCAGATTGCTCCGTTGTCGAGAAGGGCGCCCAGCACGTAGCAGGCGCACACGAAGGCCGCCATGCAGCAGCCGGCGAAGGTGAAGGGGCGGTCGACGGCCGCGCGTTCGAGCGGCAGGCCGAGCAGGATCAGGGGCTCGCGGCTCATGCCGGCACCCGGAAGTAGCCCACCAGCGAGATCGCGCAGACCACCGCGGCCAGTGTGATCGCCAGCCATGCGTTGATTGCGCGCCGGCGGCGCAGCGTGTCGACGACGCGCGGCGGCTCGGCGCCCAGCTCCGTGCAGGCCTGGGCCGCTTCCTCGGGCACGTACACCGCGGCCTCGGTCTGCGCGAACTGGTGCTGGTGCTGCACGCCCAGCAAGGGCAGCGGCAGCGTGGTCTCGTCGTGCCAGGGGCGGAGGTTCATTGCCAGGCCTCCGTCAGCGTGAGCGTGCCGAAGTCGTTGATCACGCCGGCCGCCATAGGGAAGCAGGTGGCGCCGCGCTCAGCGCTGGCCTTCATGTCGCCGCCGAACAGCATCACGCGCCAGGGCGCGCCGTCGGTGTCGTAACGGCGCTGCATCGTCACCATCGCGCGGCTGTTGCAGACCGACGCCACGGGAGAAAAGTAGGTGTCGCTCATGCCGCCACCTCTTCACCGTCGTCACGATCAGCCCGCATCGCAGCCAGCATCTCGTCCTGGCGCTCCTGCATGCGGCGCTCGTGCCGGGCTTCTTCCTCGGCGCGCTCCTCGGCCTCGATGCGCTTCCAGTCTTCCACCCAGGCGCTCAGCTTGTCCAGCGTCGGCGTGGCGGTCAGCTTGCCGATCAGCGCGTTGAACGCTTCCATCTCCGCTCTCCCTGCCCCGGCTGTGCCGTTGTCGTGGGCTTGAGGCGAACAATAGCAAACAAGTTTGCAGTAAGCAAGAACTTTTGCTTGCGCGTGCGGTGGGACCGAAAGCCGCAGGCACAAAAAAGCCCGCGTGATGCGGGCCTGACAATGGCGTAGACGCTCGCCGCGCCTTCGGTTCAGTCCTCCCCGAAGACGCGCTTCATGGTCCCGTGTAGCAGCGTCGCCGCCATGGCCGACGCAAACACCGGGTTTCGATAAGCCTCGCCGCAGGAGCTGTAGAACAGCCTCCGGTTCGAGGACATGACGGCATAGCTGATGCCGACGATCTTGCCGGCTTCAGCGTCGGCCAGCAGTGACCGCAGACAGCGCACCGTGTCGTGGCTGATCGGCCGGTTCATCTGGACCAGTCGGAAGGGTTGCTGCTTCCTCATTTCGCCTTCCTTCCGCCAGGCTTCTTCGCCGCCGGGTCTTGCAATACGGCCTGCTTCCCCGGCGTCTTCGGTGTCGTATCCACTTCCTTGATGGGTGGACTGTTCTTTGAATTGGCTCCCCACTTCGTCTTCTCCTTTGAAGATTGCGCGCCCCCTTCATTAGGGGCGACGGGGGCATGTTCGGCTGTTGTCTGGCTCGTGACGTGAGCCAGATCAACTCCGACACCTTGTTGGGCGGGTACTACTTCCGTCGCGGAGAAAGGCTCAAGTAAGTCGATGAGATGCGCGCGATGCCGCTCGACGGCGCCGAACTCCGCCAACTGCTGGAGGAGGTAGGCGGCGTCCCGGCGCACGTCGGCGGGCAGATCCTTAGCCAGGATCTGGCCCAGACGGCCAACCACTACGGAGATGGCGACAGCCGAGGCTTCCGGCGGGCGCGGCGCGCCGACTGGGCGCAGCTCCATCAAACCGTCGGTGTCAATGTGGCCCATTGCACGGGCAATGCCGTGCAGCAGCTCGTATTTCGGATTGCTGCCCCCCAGGAAGTTCTCAAAGGTCTGCCTGGTGGTTGCATAGCCGGTGGCCTTCTTAATGGCCGCGACTGCAGCCGGCGAACCGCCGAGCTTGTCCTTCCAGTTCAGCACCGCTGACCGGACCTTGTCCATGTCCACTCCCATGCCAAGAATTTTGCCGGGCTTGTGAGCAAGAAGGTTTGCGTCTAACATGCAAACACATTTGCACTTAGGCCGTCCATGAGCGATTCCCAAACCCTGGTCCAGGAGGCCGTCGACGACGCCATCAAGGCCGCCGGCAACCAGGTCACGCTGGCGTCGAAGCTGTCCGACCTGATGGGCAAGCCCATCAAGACGGGGCACATCTACTACTGGCGCAACAACGGCTCTGTGCCGTCTGAGTACTGCGCGCAGATTGAAGCCATCACCGGGGTGTCGCGGTCGCGCCTGCGCCCCGACGACTACTGGCTGATTTGGCCGGACCTGCCCGCCCCCGAAGAAGCCGCCCAGCAGGCCGCCTGACCCATGGTTGTCTCCAGCGCCCATCGGTGCCGGCCTATCCGGCTGCCTGTTCCCTCCCTGATCCAGGCGGGCGCTTTCGCCCGGGGCCTTTGTGGCTCCGGGCGTTTTCTCGTAGGTCATTTGGTGCTGGTCCATGACCTCACTTTGCACGCCTCCCTCTGATAACTCCTGATAACTGGTGACAACAGATGCGCTCACGCCATATCAAGCAACCCGAGGTTTCGGCCAACCAGTTGACGCTGAGCTTCGAGCCCGACGTGCACGAGCGCTACCGCTCGCTGCGTGAGTGCATCGCCACCGGCATCTACCAGCGCGGACTCGGCAAGATCGCTATCGACCTGGACACCGCACCGTCGAATCTGAGTGTGCAGCTCAGCGAGGACCCGTCGCGCAAGTTCAGCGTGGATGCGCTGGAGACCTACCTGGAGAAGACCGGCGACACGACGCCCATCCTCTACCTCGTCTCCAAGTTCCTGGCGCCGGATAACCGGCCCGACGTCAACGCCCAGGCGCTGCTGCAGCAGATGCTGGCGCTGGCCAAGCAGGCCGGACTGGCATGACCAACCCCGCCAGCACCCCAGCACGCAACGCGCAGGTCGTGCAGTTGCCGGTGCGCGTGTGCGACCCCAAGAGCCCGGACGCTCTCGTGCAGCTGGCGCAACGGCATGGCGCATGGCGCCGCGCCAACCCTCACGCCACCGCCGACGAGGACATCGCTGCGGGGGCACGTATCGCTAAGGAGCTGGGGCTTTGACCGAGCGCAAACAACTGCCATGGGTTCGCAACTGATGTCGGTTCTGTTCCCCACTGATGCGGAAGCCGACGACGCTTCCAAGCTCCGCAACCCTCCGCACTCCAACGAGGCGGAACAAAGCCTGCTTGGGAGCTTGCTGATCGACAACCATGCGCTGTCCAAGGTGGCGGATATCGTTTCTCAGGGCGACTTCTTCGCCAGCTATCACCGCCTGATCTTTGGCGCCATCACGGCCCTCATCACAGCCGGGAAGGACGCGGACGTGGTGACGGTGTTCGACGCGCTTGGCGAGGCCAACGTGGCGGCCACCGGTGGGCTGAAGTATCTGAACGCGCTGGCGCAGTCTGTGCCAAGCGCCGCAAACATCGTGCGCTACGCGGAGATCGTCGCTGAGCGGGCAACGCTCCGTTCGATCATCGCCACGCTCGATCAGGCCACGTCGCGCGCCTTCAATGGCGACCCCGCCGCCACGATCCTGGACGATGCCAAGGTCACGCTGGGTCGCATCTCCGACGCCCGCAAGCTCGGCAGCACGCGGATCCCGATGCTCGGCCTGGACGAGCTGCGCAAGCAGGCTCACTCGGTGCCGTGGCTCATCAAGGGCGTGATGCCGGCCAGCAGCATCGGCATGATGTTCGGCGCCTCGGGCACGTTCAAGAGCTTCATCGCGCTCGACGCGGGGCTGCACATCGCCCACGGACTCCCGTGGATGGGGCACCGGACGAGGCAAGGCGGCGTGCTTTACCTGGCCGCCGAGGGCGGCATGGGCTTGTGGCCCCGCATTGCGGCCTGGCACCGCGCCAGGCGGCTGGAATGGACCAAGACGCCGCTGAAGGTTGTCCCGCTGTCCCTGGACCTGTCCGAGGACGCCTGGAAGGTCGTGGAGGCCGCCCAGGTGCAGGGTTTCAATCCGTCTCTGGTGGTCGTGGACACGCTGAGCCAGACCTTCGGCGGCGAGGAGAACGTCGCCAACGACGTCTCAGCCTACTTCCGCGAAATCGGCGCCCGGTTCCGCGCGCTGTGGGGCTGCGCGGTGCTGGTCGTGCATCACAGCGGCCACGCAGCCACCGAGCGCCCCCGCGGCTCCAGCGCCATGCTGGCCAACGTGGACTTCATGTACGGCGTGTTCCGCGACGAGAAGGAAATGATGGCCACCGTCACCTGCCTGAAGCAGAAGGACGGCGAGCGCTTCAACGACGCGATGTTCCGCGTCAGCGTGCACCAACTGGGCACAGATGACGACGGCGACCCCATCACCAGCCTCGTCGCACGCCACATGAGCAGCGTGGAGGAGGTGCAGGACGCCATGGAGGCCGAGTCCAAGGCCGGCCGCGGCGGCAACAACCACCTGCTGCTGACGCTGCTGCAGTCGGGCATGAAGGAGTCGGAGTTGCGGACGCTGTTCTACGCCGAGTGCGACGCCAGCTCGGCCGATGGCCGTCGCCAGGCCTACCACCGGGCGCGCAAATGGGCCGAGACGACCGGCCTGATCGAGATCGCCCAGGGCGTCGTCATCACCCTGAAAGCCGGAGGCTGACCGTGACATCAAAAACCGCAAACGTGACATCGGAGCGTGACATTTCGGCTTGGCGCGACGCCGGGCGTGACAGCCGTGACATGCGTGACATGGGGGG